AGAACACAAGATGGTGACTTCTTTGTTCTACCTGGTTCAACAACAGAAGCTGTTAGGCGTGCAGCAGGCAAATACAAAGATGCAGGTTACGAAGAGATATTAACTAAACTTTATAAACAAGGTGGTACTGCACAGCATCGTAATTTAATAGATTTAATAGGACAAAAACAATATGCAAAACTAGCACAAGGCGAGCTAGACGATATCTTTGATAGCACCATTATTGATTATCTAAACAGAGGTGGCGGTAACGGAAGACAGTTATTTTTAGAAAAAATTGGTGCAGCAGGCACAGCAACAGAAATGGCGGTTGCTAAAGACAGGATGCAGTTAATTCTTAAAAATTTAAACGAAGCAAGGAAAACGCAAACTGCTACAGTGAACGGGAAAACAGCCCCGCTAAAAGAAATAACATGGGATAATTTAAGAGATTATGGAAGTCTTTTACAATTTTTACCTGAAAGGCCAGCACTAAACCAATTTATACAAAGGTCAATGGCTCTTAAGCTAGCTGGTGGAATAAGTGCAGGAACCATAACTGGTTTTGTAGGTGTGGGAGGTATGGCAGCAGCAGGCGGTCCTTTAGCTGGTTTGGCAACAGGCATGAGTTTTAGACTACTTTCTGCAATCATGGCAAAACCATATAAATATGATAATGTTGTTTCACTTCTAAAAAATGCACCGACAAATCCTGAAGCAAGAAAAAAATTATATGATTATATGGAACAAGAGGCTGGACCATTAGCAAAAATATTTAATGGACATTATTTAATAAAACAACAACAAAACGACCCTACTTTTTTGAAAGCAGCAAGGATGGTCGCAGCACCAGTAGCAGCAGATACTATCAATTTGACAGAAGAACAAAAACAATTTGGGTCATTAAAATAATGAAACAGGTTACAAACACACAGATAATGGAACAACTCCATCAGATGGATAAAAGAATTATTAAATTAGAAGAAAGAGTCAACAAAGGCGTAGGAGCTGTATCGGTAGTCGCTTGGCTAGGCGGTATTGCTGCAGTCGTCGGGAGCTATTTTTACCAATCATGATACCTATGGAATTATTAAGCATGCGAGCTAGCACAATCCTGGGCGGCGTGTTATCTATTATGGCTCAGAAATCACAAGCTGAAGCTGAGAAACAAAAAATGTTTATGCAACGAGCTGAGTTCGCTGCAGCACAAGTGGACAAAGCTAGGGAAGTTACTGACGCATTTACTAAAAATACTAGACGTTGGATAGCCTTGATAGCAGTAGTATCTATACTGGTTATACCTAAACTTGCACCATTTATAAATCCTGACTTAACTATTTATGTTGGTTATACAGAAGAAGTTATGCAAGGTTGGTGGATATTTGCGTCAAGCACAGACATGACACAATGGAAACCAATGACAGGTGCATTGGTCATAACGCCCCTAGATACGCACGTTGTCTCATCAATTATCGGTTTATATTTTGGCGGAAGTTTGGTAAGAAAATAATGGTAGCTAAGAAGTACCAAAACAAAACTGGTGGATTAAATGAAGCTGGCAGAAAGTATTTCAAAAACAAAACAGGAGCTAATCTAAAACGACCAGTTACAGGCAAAGCACCTAAAGGTTCTAAAGCAGCAGCTAGGCGTAAAAGTTTTTGTGCACGAATGGGAGGAGTCAAAGGCCCTATGAAAGACAGTAAAGGTAGACCAACAAGAAAAGCGTTAGCGTTGAGGAAATGGAAATGTCGTGGAAAAGGTTAAAACCAGCACTGGTAATACTAGCTTTAATAATAATGCTTCTAAGTATCGAATCATCTTTTGCTGACGTCACTAGCTCAGGGGCTACCACAAATTCTCAAACATCGACTTCTGGAAGTCAAACCGCTATCACTGGAGGCTACAACTCTGATGTTACAACGAATTATTCTAGCGGAAGTTCCAATACCACAAACAATACTACTTCAAACTCAACTACAAACCAAGCTAGCAGAACGCCTGTTAACATGTCTTCAGCCCCAGGAATGAGCGTTTATGGGCAAGATAGCTGTGTAATCCCACTAGCTGCGGGTGTAACCGTTATCGGTTTCTCAGGCTCATTTGGTAGTTATATGAGAGATGATGAATGTGAGCGTAGAAAATCGACTTCAGTCTTAGCTAAGCTAGGCATGAAAGTAGCAGCAATATCTTTGATGTGCCAAGCTAAGGACGTTTGGCAATCAATGTGGGATGCAGGAACGCCTTGCCCAATTGATGGGCTCATAGGAGAAAAAGCTAAAGTAAGATGGAATGAGGTTGGTGGCTACGAGCAAACAAACAAATCTACATATGTAAAATCTAATAAAAGCAAGAAAACTGAAGACAAAGTAGAACAATACAGAAAATATAAAGAGAGTATGAATGAAGACCATAGCAATCATAATCATGACTAGCCTAATATTGTCTTCATGTGCAGGTAAAACTCTAGAATTAAGGCCCATACAAATTTATGGAAGCAATGAACAAAGCGTACCAACACCAGTATATGAATAATGGATTTAGATAGATTAAATATTTTTCTTCTAGTAATGCTAATTGTCAGCACACTAGCTAGTGCAGAAACTACAAATAATTTATTACCACAACAGTTTTTTAATAATAACTCTAACCATAACGAATGGACATGTAATGACCCATCTCATAATCATGGCAACAGTATTGTTGCAGCACATCATGGTGACAGCATTGAAAGGGATGTAAGTTTATCTGAGCATCTAACAGAAGACCAAATTCAATATGGTTGGTCGTCTACATTAGGTGCTGACATATGGCATTGGAATAATCTATCTAGTGAAACAGATATGATTCAAACAATCACAGCTAGTGATGGCACAGTTACAACTCAAAAAAGAACCGTAGCATTTAGTGCAATCACACCTTATCAAACATATACCTCTACTTACATAGAGGGCATGAACAGTAACACAAATTATAATATTAATGTTAAATTTGATTTTAGAGAGAGTTCTGAGTCTCAATATCATAGAGCAGTAGACTTAAAAAACCCAACGCTTGTCATAGACTACGAACCTAATCCAATATTTTTAAGCACAACACAGGAGGCTGAAATAGCAACAGCTGTAGAGTTTGTAGAAGAAGCTGCTGATATACAAATAATAGAATTTGAACCACAAGAATTTAGTTTTGAGTTATACGATACTCAAGAAATAATGTTAATGCCTATCGAAGAAATCTATATAGAGACATTAGCTGTAGAAGAAATTAACACAGGAGTTGTAGAAATATTCAATCTAGCACCGCCTGTAGAAGAATTTTCCGAAATGGCAGAACTACCTCAGTTAGAAACCTTTGATGAATTGCCTACTATAGGTGAGGAGATAAGATATGACAGTCAAGAGAACTTCTCGGAAGTCGCAACAGAAATCCAAATTGAAGAAAGCTTCTTTGAAGCAACAGAAAGTTTTGACAACCAGGGACCAATTGAAAGTATACAAGAAATCGCAAGCTTCTTCGCAGAAGAGTCAATCGTCCAAAGTCCAGGAGAATCAGAAAGTCCCGCAGACTTTGAAAGAGTCGATGAACCAAGACCAGTTGAAGAAGAGACTGTCGCAACAAGTGAAAGAACAGAACGACCAAACGTGGGCGGAGCAAATGAACAAGAAAGCTCGCCAAATAGAGAAACAGGTTCAGAAGGAACAAGAACTGCAGTACAAGAAGAGTCTACTGTACAAAGTGACACAGCTCCCATCGAAGATGATAGAGTTGTTGAGCAATCTCAAGAAGAAGATATGGTCGTTGCTAGTGAAGAAATAGATGGACCTTCGGGGGCTACTACAGAAAATGAAATTGACAGAGAAGGAGAAACAAGAACAAGTCGAGATAGAGATGCTGGAGATGAAACTACTGCTGGAGCAGAAGAAAATATCGAAAGCGGAAATCAAGAGGTGGAAGAAAGCAGGGATGCGGGAGTTTCTCCAAGAAGTAATCAAGTTGTTTCAGTAGAATCAATCAGAAAAAAAGTAAATGAAACTATAAAAAATGTAGACCAAAGACTAATAGCTACATCAATGATAGTAGCTAAGACAATGCAATCGAAACAAAATATAGACAATTATACAAACACAAACAACAACATATTCAACAATCAATTAAATATAGATGGTGGTAATTATTATGAAATCAGAGACTATATTGATACTAGAAATATATATGCAGAAATTTCATATGGCAATCAAGACCCTGTACAGCAATATCAAAAAAATGTTCAGGAGAAAGTAGATGAAAGAATTAGAGCAGAAGAACACTTAAGGAGGATACGTGGATATTAAAACAATAGCAGGAATCGTAGGTTTAGTTATAACTATTGGTTCACTTTTTGTATTTCAAGGTCAGTTAATCCAAAGAATTGACGTACTAGAAGCTCAATCTGCACCAAACATTAAACCATTAGAACAAGACATAGCGATTAATAAAGCTGAAATAGCTGTACTCAAAGCTAAGGTAGATGAGATAAAAGCTCGTTCTGATAACCCTCTTAGGTAGTGATGGATGCAGTAATGATGATAATGATGGGTTTGTCAATAGCAGCACTGATTGCTGTTGTATACATATTTTTGATAATGGAGGACTAAATGCCAAAAAAAATAGATAAAGAAAAAGAAGATAAATTTATAGAATTTTATTGTGAAGGCGAGACCGCTGGCAATGCAACACAAAGCTGTATAAAAGCTGGGTGGTCAGACAGTAGCAAGCCAAGACAAATGGGAGCTTATTTAAAGAAAAAATATAGTGAAAACATAAGAAAAAAGCAAGAAGAAAGGATTTCATCTGCAGCTGGTTCTGCTATCTCAGTGTTGCAAGACCTTTTGCTGTCAGAACAAGATGCCGTTAAACTCAACACAGCAAAACTAATTTTAGAATTAGGTAACTTTTCCTCACAAACCATAAATCTAAATGTTGATAAAACAGCAGACAAAACTGACGGTGAATTGGTAGCAGAACTACAAAAGCTAATAGCTAGCAATCCTGATTTGCAACCAAAACTAAAAGTATTCAAACAAGATGATGTTGCACCTGACTTATCAGAAGGCGTACCTGTAATAGAAGAAAATACTAAACATTAGTTTCCTAGCTTAGAAAGTGCTTTCTCTTCTATCTCTATTACTCTATCCAGTATTTTTTGATATATATGTTTGTACTTTTTAAAGACTGATTTTTTAATCATCATCATATGTGGGCGGTTTATATCATTATAAATAAATTGCCCTGTTCCTTCGCAATGAGAACATTTAACTATAGTGTTCTCACCAGCCTCCTTTCCTGTCCCTTTACAAACAAGACAACTTTTAAATATTGATTCTGCGACCGCCATTTTTGTAAATTTTTCTATAAAATTGAGATTCAATATATATTCGTTAGTTTTTATATTCATTTTACCTAAGAATTCAGTGCAATCTTCATCGGTGTATCTATATCTTTCCGCAAACAAAACAACAGTGATTTCCCTCATGGTTTTATACAATTCTGACATTGCATATTCATCTTGTATAAATTTACTCATAATAAGAGTATATTCTTCATTTGTCAGATTCCTGTTAGCTAAGAAATGAGATATATCTTGAGGGGTCAGTGCGTCGTGGGAAATAGATTTTACTTCTAAATCAGGGCTCTTAGGTAGGAGCAATGTTAGAAGTTCAAGATTCATTTTTGTAATACTCCAAAAGTTCCTCTTGTGTGCCAAACTTTTCCTCGAATTTTTCGTTTCCGAGGAAGTGGATGCCTTCCCATCCTTGATGATGAGTATGACAAAGGGGAATAAACTCTCTAGCTTTTAGTCCCATACCAGCTCCAGTTATGTGATGTATACAAGGTCTAGTATATACCCCGTAATACTTTTTACAAACAACACAACCGAATTCTATAGCTTTTTTATATGATTCTTTTGTGTCTTTACTGGGCTTCTTAGCCAAGAACACTTATCCAAAATATACTTACGAAACTTACAAAAATAAACGCTTGTACCATATCGGGTAGCTTATCGAAACTGTCCATTATCCTGCTAAATATATCCATTAATAATCTCCTTCTAATTTTTCTTGTTCTCTAGCCATAGCTTGCAGGTCCGAAAACTTAACACCTGCAATTTTATACTCTTCTTCATCAGAGTGGTCTATATGCCTTATCAATGCGTGTATAGGCACTAAAACACCCTTAGAGGTGTCAGAATCGCCTCCTTTAACAAAACCATTCCTTGCATAATAGTCTTGAGCAATCTGTTTGAGCCTTTCAACGCTCATTGTTATATTAAAACAAAGATTATCTCCTTCCATGAAATTAATTACCCACCACTTAGCCTGTGTGTGAGCCAATCCGCTTTTTTTGTTTCTGCTCTCGAATTCAACGAAACAATTACCCGAATTAATCCAATTGTTTTCTATCTTTGACTGCTCACTTTTGACTTCCACCAAGTCATTCTCGAGCATGTTGTAAAATACACTCTCTCCTCTCTTACCTACCTTCAAATCATATCTAAAATCATTATTATGTTTCATCCTAGTTCTCCATATAGTTTCTTCTCACCTCTAATGTTAGCTGAGCGTGTGCGGAAAAGATTACAACTTTCAGTTACACTTGCTATCTCGTATCTCAAAGTTATATATCTTTCTTTTTGCTCTGCAATCATGTCAGTAAAAATCGTTACTTCATTATCATCTTCAGACATAGCTTCTCTATCTCTTACTGTAAGCCCTGCTGTTCCTTTGGTTTCTAGAAACTTTCTTGCCTTTAGTTGTTTTTGCTTAGCTACGAGTCTTTCGTACGACGACTCTGCTTTGCCAAGCTCAGCACCCAAAGTTCTAAGTTTCTCTACAGCACGCTCTAATTCTTCATCGCCAAGCCTAATCATCGTCTATCTCTCTAGCTGGGCCCGACATTGGTGCATGACATT